GGCCACAGTAGCGCGGAAGTTCCGCGCGCTAGCTTCATCGACTTGATGACGGCTAGTACAGAGTCAAAGAGCGGGACCGCGCGCACCTTGCCGGATTTCGTCGTGCCGCTGGTGCCGCGATGGACCGCGCGCACCCGTCCGTCGACGACGAATGAACGCGGCAGACGTGGCGCTTGTTGCCAATGTGTAACGATTCGTTGCACATAGCGCGTGGCGCGGAACGGCTCGTTACCTATATTGTGTTGCAAGTGTTTGTGATCGCTGCTATTTATTTTCTCGTCTCCCGCGTGTCTCCCGACGTCAGGGCTGCTACTAATTTAGCGGAAACTAGTAGCAACGTTAGTAGCAGCGAGGACGACGTGGCCGCCGTATCGCTAGCCGCCGCAGGGTGCGAGGCGGTGTCGATCTCGTCCCTGCAACTCCCCGTCGCGGCACACATTTATCATGTGCATGATTATCCCTTGACGGGGACAATAGCCATGTGCATAATAATCACATGACGCTCTACCACGGCACGGCCCGTACCGACTGGATTGCCCATATCGGCGCGTGCCTCACGGACTCCTGCTCTGCCGCCGAGTCCTATGCGGATTGGCGCAACGGTCGCGTGCTCATCGTCGAGATCGCCCTGGACGGCCTCACGGTCGAGGACCGTAGCCACGAGGTCGATCGCGACTCGCAGTCGTGGCCCGGCGATACCGCCGCGGACCTGGCCCGCCTCGCGGCCGAGGGCGTGGACGTCGTGCGCTACGAGGACGAGGACGAGCGCGGCAAGCAGCTCACCTGCTACCGCCTCGTGAGCGCCCGCGCTGTGGCCGCCATCGCCGAGATCGCGGAGGCCGAGTAATGTGGGCCGTCCTGAATATCCGCGAGGGCGGGCGCTACGGGCGCGTCGTGTCGCGCCACCGCACCGAGGACGCAGCCGAGGCCGCGCTCGTGGTCGAGGTCCGGCGCCAGCTCGGCGACAAGCGCGGAGACGCCCTGACGCACCTGATGTGGACGACGGCCGAGATCGACGACGACGCCGAGGTGGGCGACCGGATCGCATGGCGCAGGCCGGGGCGCCCCCACCTGCCCGCCGGTCAGGCCGCCACCGAGCGCATCGTGGTCCTCGTGCAGCCCGAGACGCGCGAGCGCTGGCAGGCTGCTGCCGAGGAGCGCGGTGTCGCCGTGGGCGAGCTCGTGCGGCAGAGTGTCGAGGCGGCGATTAAGTAGGCCACGCCACCACCCCGCGCCCAGCCGGTCAGTCCGCCGGCTCACGCACGGTCAGTACCTGTGGTCGCTCCCAGGCCACCACTCGCGCGGTATCGGCAGCCCATCGCCAAGCACGGTATCCGGCGCCATCTCCATCCCGCTGACAAGCGCGATGCGCTTCCAGATCGCCTCGCCCGGGTCCGCTCTCCTGCTCGCCGAACTCTGCCGGTGCGCCACGACCACGCGCACGCTGGGTACCGCCGTCCGGATCCACTCCAACGTCATCAACGCCGCCTTGACGGTCTCGTCGGTGAGTCGCTGCGGCTGCGTCCCGGCGGGCCAGACCGTGCGCGGGTCGCCCTCTACGCCAGCATAGATGCCGTCGATCTCGATGCCGATGGTCCCGTTGTTCCAGCCGTTCCCGTGGACGACCAGCCGATCGAACGAGTGCAGCCAGATCACCTGCCCCGCGCGCGTGATCGCCAGGTGCGCGCCGATGCCGTCGTATCGCTCGGGTCGCTCGCCGAGGACGCAGGCGGTTTGGTGCAGGCACGCGCCGGTCACCTTGGCGATCGGTCGCGCTCGGGTCTTGTAGCCATGGTGCGACTGCGCGGCGTACTTGCGGCGGTCGGTGACGAACGGGGGAACCGGATCTGTCACGCGACGAAAGCCGAAGATGGACAGGAACGTGTCGGCGGCGTTCATTCTCGGCACCCTGTCGGGCAGCCGTTGCTCGTCGAGCGGCGTCGGCCGCAGTTTTGGCAGATGGTCACTGGATCTTCTCCCCGAGCAGGATCAGCACGGCCCTCGCGAGCTTGTCGGCGTCGGCCAGCGTTGCCTTGGTCGGGTCCTTGACGATGCGGCGGGCCAGGATGGCGATGGCCTTACGGGCGATGGCGCTCATGCTTTCGCTTTGCTCTCCGTCGGTGGTTCCTGTAGTCGCTCGCACTTCTCCAGTGCCGCCGCGAATAACCGCTGAGCCTCCGCGCAGACCTTGCCCGTCGCAAGATCGCAGTGCTCGCACGAGAACCGGTGCTCGAACGCAAGCTCAAACAGCGACGTCACGACCCCTCCCCACCTTGCCGGCACAGCGACTCGCGGACCATGTGCATCGCGCGCCACTCAGCGAGGTGACGCGGCCACTTCGACTCGTACTCGACCATCATGGCGATCTCGCGCCAGTAGCCGTAGACCTCGGTGAGCTTGTAGCCGTAGTCATTGGCGAGCAGGGCGCAGGCCTTCTGGTAGGTGCCCTTGTGGTCGAGTGACTTCTGGACGGTTCCAGCCATCGGAGTCACGCGGTCGCGCCCTTCGTGATGCGGTGAGGCGTACACGTGCATTCCGGCCCGTCAACCGCCAGCGCACACGTCTCCTCGTGCAAGTCGATACTGCCGCCCGGATCGAGCTGAGCCATCAGCGCGGCATAGGCCTCGTCGAAACTATCGAACTCTTGCACCGGATCCTCGACGGACTCCGAGGTGATGACGGTCGGATTCTTCTTCTTGCGAGGCGGCACTAGTTGAAGCCTGCCTCGCGGTCGAATTCCATGGCGATGGTTACGCAGCGCGGGCATGTCGTCGGCTCGTCTGGTGTGACGATGAACCCGTCCACCTTGATCCCGCACAGGGCCATGCGGAGGTTCTGCGTGATGTGAACGTGCCGCCCGCGCCGACCTTTGACGGGCGTAAGCCTCACGCATCACCCCTCAACTGCCCAATCCCCACGATGTGACGATTCACGTGGCCCCACTCGCGGTGGAACACGTCGAGATACATCGCCCGCGCGCTGCGGTAGCCCATGGAGTGGTGCCACGCGTCACTCGTGGCCAGTGTCGGCAGGTACTCGCAGACGAGACCGGGCACTTCCTTGACGATCTGGTGGTGGTAATGCCCGAGATAGAACCGGCGGTGCGTCGTCTCGCTCCAGTCCGCAGCTCGATCGACCGCCATCACCCCGAGCAGGTCCATCGGCTTGGCCTTGTCGCCATGGTGCGTCCCGATGAGCACACGGCCGAACCGAAACCAGTGGTACATGGCCGGGCTCTGGTCGACGTACACGCGCGGCTCGTTCTCGTAGTGCTGTGCGAGAGCCAGCGCGAGCATCGCCGAGATGAGTTCGTCGTGATTTCCGCGCTCCATGATGACCGTGACGCGCCCGAATTTCGCGAGCGCGAGCGACACGGCACGGCGGCAGATGCGCAGGATGGTGCGGGCCACCTTGATGATTCGCCCGTCGACGTCAACGCGCGTGCCCTTGGTGGTCGTGTTGCTCTGCCCGTCGGCGTGCGCGGTGTCTCCGATGAATACGAGCACGCACTCAGCAGCGGCGGGCGCGAGGTCGATCAGGTGTGTGAACGCGGCGGAGAGTCGTTGCTCGGCGATGTCGAGGTCGAAGTTTTCGCCCGCGTCCTCATGCCACGAAAGCAGGCCAACATGCGGATCCCCGACGGGCACCACCACGCATAGGTCGTCACTCGCGTGCGCGACGGGCTCGGCCGCATCGGCCCTCGGCAATTCGCCGCCCATATCGCGGATCGCGTCGATCCACACCGCACGCTCGTCATTCAGCGCCGTGGTCTTGATCCACTGCTGCTTGATCTCGCCATCCGGCCCGACGAGCGACGACACGCCCTTGACCACGTGGCCCGCGGGCATCGCGGGGAGTGGAGGGTCCTCGCGATCGAATGCATCAACGCTGGGCCACTTGCTCTCTGCACTGACCTGTACCGTTGGTTTAGGTTTGTGAAGTCGCTCTGCCTCGATCTCGTCAAGAAAGTCAGGTTCCTCGGCAGCAGCCAACTTGCCGCGCACCTTGCGCAGATGTCGCTCGCTGACACCCATCCTCCGCGCGCGCTCGGTCCACGTCGGAGCGTCCGCGTGCTCGCCAGCCAGCAGCCGTTCGGCGACGCTAGCCACGCTTGCGCTCCTGGTACACGCGCGCGAGGTCGCTCCACGACTTCACGACGTGGACGATCACGATGTCGCCGGGCCCGACCGGGATGGGCCCGTCCGGCCCGCCTGTGACGACGCCGGGGCGATCGACGGTCCAGGCACGAGCGCGCTCGTCGTCGCTCACTGGTGCGCCTCCAGGCAGGCAGCGGCGGCGCGAATCCATGCCCCGAGCGCCTCGACGTGCGCGGCCATGAGCGCGGCGTCGGTCTTGGCCACAAAGATGTGGTCGCTCGGGTTGCCGTCACCGGGCTCAGGGAATACCACCACCGGCGCCAAGTCACCCGGCAGGTTTGGCAGGCTGCACTGGAAGGAATGGGTTGATGAGACCGTCTGGATCGTCGGCGGCTGCGGCGCCGGGCGATGGCAGCACGCTGAGAGGAGAACGGAAAGCGTCAGCGAGCATGCTGCGTATCTCGTCATCGGTCGCATCCTTGGCATGGGCCACCAGCAGCTCGCGCACCCGTCCCTCGGCTGCGTTGCGCTGTGTCTCGGCGATCGTTCGCAGCTTGGCCTCCTGATCGAGCCGATTACGTGTCGTGGCGTGCTCGGCCTGCTCGAGCTCGAGACGCTGTCGTGCCTCCGCGGCCGCAATCCGCGCCGAGGTCAGCCCACGCGCGTCCAAGCGCGACATGACCGCGAACGTCACGACGGACGCGACGCAGGCCACGAGCGATGGGACGAGTAGCCAGATCACAGCAGCCACGCACCGAGGCCGAGTGTCATCGCGGCATACAACAGGCCGTGAACGACGGCGGCGATGATGGAGGCGATCACGCGTGGTAGTCCGAGAGGGTCACGTACTCAAAGAAGGCGCAGCCCACCTGAACACATTTGATCGCCGGAACCACGCGTCCATCTGGCTCAACACGGCAGTGCGCAGGCAGCGAGAACACGCAACCGCACAGGGCACACCTCAACGCAGCGCGACCGGAATCGGTCTCGCGGGTGTACTGGCCCGGATCGAGCGCGTCCTCGGTGCCGAGCAGGCGGTTGAACGTGACGCCCACTTACTTGGCCTTCGCGGCCTCTTTGCCAAAGTCGGCTGCACCTTGTCCGATGATCGCTGCCACGATCGGCCCGACAACGAGCCCGACCGTCTCACTATCGACGTGCGCGCCGAGCTTGAGCAGACCGGCGGTGACGGCACCGACGATGCCCATCACGGCCTTCTTGGACGACAGAATCTCGACGGCGACAGACTTGATGGCCTTCCACATATTCACTTCTTCTTCCTCGCGGCAATCCGCGTTCTGATATCCACGATGTCCCGCTCGACTGCATCCACGCGGTCGCGCTCGGTGGCTTGGTTGTCGACGACCTGCCGGAGCAGCGAGACGATGGCGTCCAGCCGCGTGCAGATCTCAGCGTGGCGCATTCGACCGACGTGCTCCTCGCCGTCGAGACGGTCCTCGAGATGGTTGACGCGAGACTCGAGGCCGAAGTCGCTCACAGGCACCCCGCGAGCACCGCCGTCACGACGACGCCGATCAGCGTGCAGATAGCACCCACCGTGGCCACGACGACCCTGGTTCGGCTGTCGATGCGAGCCCGGTCAGTCTGGTGTGCCTCGGTCGCGGCCCGGACGAGATGGGCCAGCGCGGTGTCAAGCTTGCCGTCGATTCGCGCCACGGTCTCCGAGACGGTCGAGACCTTCTCGGCTAGGCTGTCGTGTTTGTCCTCGAGTCGCCCGATGCGCTCGTCCGTGGGCCGCTTGGCGCGGGCTGCACGGAGCTCCTCGCCGCTGATAACTCCGGTCACGGGCTCGTCAAAATCGGCGAACTCGACGGGGACGCCGGATGCGGGGGTGCGCCTCATGGGCAGACACATCCGCAGGTAGCGTTACAGCCCAGCGATCCGTCGCAGGCATACGTGCAGCCGACGAGCGCGGGCCAGATGCGGTCACTGAGCCCGATCGGCCGGCACGTCGTGCCGAGAATCGACTCGAGCTCGTCTTGGCCGCCGTCCCAGCAGAACTCATCGCCGCACGTAACCGAGTCAGCCACGACGCAGACGTAGACCGCGCCGTGGCTCGTTATCGTCGTTTCTGCGGCGTCATAGGCTTGGCAGCCGTAGAGCGAGAACGCGAGCAATAGCCGCCGCATGTGCCGACTCTGCGGGTCGGTGCGGAACTCGCGAGACGATTAGGTCTCGTACTCGTACAGGCTCATTGCATAGCAACTCAGCGTGCCTGACGAGTTATTGTCGTACATCAAATAGTACGTGTCCGCGGACGCAGGCAAATAGCCCGACACCGAGTACCACGTCGCGGTCGCCGATAGTCCATCCGTAATGCTGAGGATGGTCGTCCCGGCGCTATTCTTGAGATAGAACCTACCTTTGCCGGTTCCGCTCGTGGTCTTGGCAAACACCTTCATCACGACCGGGATGCCCGACGTCTGCATCAGTCGATCGTGGTTGGTTAGGTCGATCTTGTAGCCGGGCGCCGGATCCGCTGTTGTCGTTGTCGTGTTGTCGACAACGTTCGTAGGAGTATTGACCGCGACAGTGCGCGGCGATGCGCCGTCCTCGCACGTAAACAGCAGCGTCAATCCGCCTGCGCCCTTCCATAGATTTTTCTGCATCGTCGCTACCTTCTCGCGGTAGACGTCGACGATATCGGACTGGCTCGTGAGGTTCTGCGACAGATACCCCGAGAAGTTCTCGGTCATACTGTGCAATTCGAAGACGGAGCACGACTGGATGATGCCCCAGTCCACGTCGTCGAATCGGGCGTAATACTGCGTGCTCGGCGTAATGCCGTCGATCGGCACCATGACGGTCTTGAGGTACTGCCAGCCCGCTGCCACCGTCGTTCCCGTGGGACCGTTTCCGTAGTAGGCCGTTCCGGTCAGCACCGGAGTCGCCTCGGCGGTGTCGCTGAATAACGTGAGCTTTCCGTAGGTGTTCTGGGCCGTTCCTGCCGTTGGTGGGCTCATCACAAACACAGCCATCAGTGCGTGAGCGTATGTCGATGATCGATACGCAAACCGCCATCTCGCGCGCGATCCGGCCCCGAACGAGCCAACCGGACCAGGAGTCAGCATCCCCGGAGAACGGAATACCTCGCGCGTACGGAACAGCGCGCCTTGGTTCGTCGCCTCCATTAGTTGATTCCAGAGCTGCGCATTGGGGTGAAACCCGTTGCGTAGATACTTGTCGATCTGGATCGGTGGTACGGCGGCCTTGCTGGCAGGCAATGCCGGTACCTGACGAGGACCGACGCTCACTAGATCAATCTGCGAACCAGTAAGCTTGAGACGCGGCATCAGCTAACCGTCCTTGCGCCTTCGATGCACTTGGCAAGGCCCAGGGTGATCACGTCGTTGTAGCACTCGACAATCAGGAATGCGTATCCAAAGAAAAGATCCTTCACTTTGATACTCAGCGTCTTGTCACTACCGATGACGTTCGATCCAGACGTGACCGTCCATTCCGCTGTCTGTGCGTACTCATCATAATACGCTGGCTCCGCGTACTCGTAGAACGCGCCGTAGGCGGAGTCTGCCAAACTAGGATTTCGCCCTGGCTTTGCACGTGCCAAGGTGATGCGAACCTTCCCAGACACGCCTGCTGGGTACAGTCGATAGATCGGAGCAACGGTCAGCGTACGAGTGACCGTCGATGACAAGTGCTCGGTCCCGAAGAAAATAGGAGTAAATACCTGCGTCGTCCAAAGGTTGCTTCCGAAGCCATTCGGCGATCCGTTATTCGTGCCGAGGCACACCACCTGATGCGCACTCTTGTAGTCAATGAACGCGTTCGCCGTATTCACCAACGCCCTGTCCATGCCCACGTCCATCGGCTTCCCGTCGCCGTACGCCAGCGTCGGCACGAGCTCGGCCTTATCCGTGTTGGCATTCGTCGGCCTGAACGTGTTGGGCTCGGCGTCGATCGCGAACTGGAACGCGTCGGCCAGGTCCTGGATGCGCTCGTCGGCGTCATCGGCCTGATAGGCGTAGTCCCGCTGGGTCGTCGTGCTCGTCGAGTAGTCGGCCGGGATGACACGGTATCGCTTGGTCGTCGAGTACCCGGCCAGCCCCGTCGTGAGCCCGATCATGTTGACCGACTGACTCGCCACGGTGTCGGACCAGCTCGTGTACGTGGTCGGGTCGGCCGGGTCGCGCTCGACGACGACGACCTTACTGCCGACCGGGAACCACGACGCGTCAACGGCCTCGCCGACGTTCGTCTTGCCCTTGACCGTCGAGATCTGCTGGACGTAGCTGTACTGGTGCGGCTTGCAGATGAGCATTTTATCCGACGAGCGATAGCCTGCCGTGAACCCGGCGTAGTTAGCTTCCCAGTCCACGTCGGCGCAGGGCGAGTAGAGCGAGCCGCGATGGACGTCGAGGAAGAATCCGTCGACCTCTCCGGTCATGTCCGTGACGGAGCCGGACGGCGTGGCGCCACCGGGCTGGTAGGCGACGCGCGTGACGAGTGCAGCGCGAGCCGAGATCCGACGAGCACCCGTGAGCGGGTCACGAGCGAAGCCATCCGTGATGGTCACGATATCGCCGGGCGCGAGCGTCTCGAAGTAGCGCAGATCGATCGAGCGCGTGATCATCCGTGATGGCTTGCTGAACAGCGGCATCCCAGGGATGAACTCTTTGATCAACTCCTCGATGCCCGCGCCCGTATTTTGGAACTGCCCGTAGGTGTTCCGCATCTTGAGTGTCAGCGTGCGGCCAGACTGCGCCTCGTCGCTCGCGGTCTGATCCTCGACCTGGATGCTTTTGAGATACTGCCCGTTGCGACCGACGGCGAAGTCGCGCGCATAGTCGATCTTGACGACCGGCCAATACCACTGGTCCGTTTCGACCGACGCAATCCGATGGTTGTCCTCGGTACCTGCCGGTGCTGCTTTGTTCGCCTCGGTCAGTGTCGCGATGGCGTTTGCGGTCAGCGGGGTTCGCCACTGCGCGAATTCGAAGTGCTCGTCCTTCCAGCGGATGAATGATCGGCGCAGGCGCAGGTCATCGCGGAACAGGTCGGCGAACTTGGTTGGCTCGTCGATAACGACCACAAGCGAGGACTCCGCGCCGGGAAGGTTGGCGAGCGAGCGCTCGAACGGATCGCCGAGGAGTTCGCCTGGAATGGCGATGCCGGCGCCGTATCCCAGCGCGTCGTAGCTCGTGTGGTTGTATCCAGACGTGCCGGACGAGTAGAAGAACATCGAGAACAGCGTCTTGAACGTGCTCTCGAGCACGAGCACCTGACGAATCGTGACCGGACCCTGCTCGGCCTCGTCAGCACGCCGCCCGATGTACGTGGTGGCGTCGGTGCTGTTGTCGCCGGACAGACGGAATGGAGCCATCCAGCAGTTAGTCAGAGTGAACGTGGCGGTGTCGTAGGAGCCGACGATGAGCGCCTTCTCGTCGAACAGGAAAAGCCCCCATGTCCTCGTGGAGTCACATGCGCCCTTTACCGACGCGGGCAGGTAGGAATACTGGTCAACGAATGTTCCGCGCTGGTTCTCGACCTCGTAGCTGATGACCTCGGAGAACTCCTGCGCGAATCGACCTGGGCCGCTCGGCTTGAAGATCAGCGAGGCGAACGGAACGGAATCACCCTGCGACTGGTTCGCGGTGTTCGTTGGGCCGGAAATGGGCCACTGCCGAGACTGCCCCGTAGCTCCTGGGACACCCTCGATGCCGAGTAACGTTGAGACCTCGGCTGGGAACTCAATAACGGCAAAGCCGGTCTCCAGTGACGCCGTGCTGAAGTACCACTTCGCAACCGTCCTGAGTCCGTCATTCGTCGACGTGGGCGACGACCACACGTAGTTTCCCCAAAGACGATTAGACGATCGCTCGGATGCCATCCACGCCGAGATGACGGAACAGATCTCGTTGGTGGTGTAGTAGCCCGCCTTGATCTCGTTGACGCTGGCGGGCGTTCCCGACACGCACGTGAGCACATTGGCCGTGCGCATCGCGCTGCTCGACGAGTAGTCGAACGCTTTGAACACGCGCCCGGCGGGGATGTAGACGCCATCCGGGATTGAACCCGCGAACTGATCGCGAAACACGACCGCCTCGCGGATGTCCTTGGAGATGTGGTCGAGCTCGAGCACCGTCGCCGCGGTCTCCGGGTCGTCGCTGATCGAGCCGATGCGCCCCGAGAACACAAGTTGTGCGTTCTCGTGCGTGTTGAGTTGCTGCGTCGCCGCGTCCCACGTGTGCAGCCAGACGCCGACGCGCTTGCCGATCCAGACGCGCGGGACCTCGGTGACCGTCGGGTTGTTCTGCGTATGGTAGATATCCTGCGCGATCCGCTGGTACGACGCGAACCGCGCGCCACCAGAGCCAGGCGCCCAGGTCTGCGACGTGCGCGCGGTGCCGAACGGTGAATACTTGCCGCGCTTGCTGACGGTGAACGTCGTCGCGGTCTTGCCCGTGTACTCAAAGCATTCCGCACCGATATACGCATCGCCGCTCGCCGCGAACCCGGACGTGTCGCCGACGCTGAACGTGGTCGACGAGCGCGTGACCGTCGAGGAGATGCGGGCCGTGCCGCCGCTCGAGCGCTTGTTGACGAAAATCCCGAACACGTCGGAGTGGTCTACCGAGTCGTCGATGACCTTGATCGTGCAACTGCCCATCTGAGGGAACGGGTCGTCGGGGCTGATAGATTGCGAGTTGCGCAGGTCGACGAACACGCCACCGAGGACCGTCGCAGATGACCAGTCGCCGCTGGATACGTCACGGAGGGCGGCGCGGACAGAGGCTTGGGGTGCGTCGCTGAGGACGTACTTGCATCCCTCGATCAGCACGACCGTCTTGTACGATGTCGAACCCGCCTGGAGCTTGCCCAGCGTCGTGACGTTGTTCGCCGGATCGAGACCACCCGGCGTGATCCCAGCCTGCGCGGGCTGGTTCTCGGGCGTGATGTGCGGCGTCGACGATAGTTGCTCTGCGACGACGGAGATCATCAGGCCACCTGCCGCAAGCTCCAGGGGATGGTGCGATCAGTGCCAGCCGTCTTGATCAGGCTGACTTCCCAGCCCTCGCCGACGATGTACTGGAGACTCGAGTAGTGCGCCGGGCTCTGAGCATTCGTGAACGTCGTCGAGACGAACGAGCGCGACGTGCCGCCATTGACCTTCTCGTAGAACTTGAGGACGAACGTGTCGCCAGCTCCCATCGCGGACAGGTCGAGAAAGACCTGGATGGCCATATCGGCGGTCTGATACGTGGCCGTTGTGCTCTGCGACGCGAGGAAATACTCAGTCGTGCTGATCGAGGCGCTGCCGCCAGTGAGCGTGATTGCCATCGCTCCGCAGCGTGCGTGCGCGGTCGCGATATCGAGTGAGTTAGGCGGCTAGCCGTTGCTTACTAGCTCGCCGAGATCAATGCGCCACAGCCCCGTCCAAGGCGCTGCCGTAAGCTTAGGCTCGATGCTCGACGCGCCCTTGATGAACCAACCCGAGAGACCAGCGCTGGAGTTGGCCGCCGAGCCGAGGAGAGTTTGGGTGCCGGCGCTGTCCCAATACAGTTGGATTCTCGACGACGGGACGAACCACGAGTGTCCCTGCCCGAGCTGAGTGTCGAGCATGAACTCTTCCCACGACCCATTCTCGTACGTCGCCGCGCTGTCCCAGACCTGCGCCCTCGGCACCGCTGGATAGCTCACGCCGCGATGCCGGTACTTCATGTTGCTCACCAGTCCGAGCACGATACCCGTCGGCGATTCGGACTGGCGCAGGTCACTCACGAGCGGCGCCTGCGTCGGATCACCGTCGAGGTTCAGCGGGCAGTCAGGGAACCATACGCCCCTGGCCTGGTACGTCCCGGTCTGCGCCGTGATGACCGACGTGATATCCGCCGTGTACCCGGCCAGATCGCGCAGTGCCGTCGAGGTCCAGGCCACGGACCACAGGTACGACGCGCCCGTGTAACCGGACCAGTTCAGTGAGACGAGGCCCGTTGTCGTCGACATCGAACAGGTCCAGGCCGCGTTGATGGCGTTGCGAAAGGTCGCGAGCGCCGTTGAGAGGTTCGCGCTGAGGTTGGTCGCGACGTTGGTGCCGTCCGTGATGTAGAACGCGGAGACCTTGAGGTCCTGATCGATCGCGACGCCGCCGTAGGTGCTGCCAATGTTGATACTGCTCGCGTTGGACAGCGTGCCCTGCGCCGAGATATCAAGCTGCGCACTGACCGTGACGGTGCCAGACGTCAGTCCGCAGACGCCACAGCGCGCACGGTTGGTGCCGCGCTCGATCACTGCGATGCCGACGTGCCACTCTCCTTGCGGTACGGCCACGTTGGATGTGCTCACGGCGTTGTTGATCGTGAATGCGATCTCGCCCGTCGCCCGTCGGAAGATATACCAGCCCGGCGTAACACCCTTGCCGAACCAGCCCGAGCTCGCGGCTGGGTTCGCGCTGACGTAGCCGACCCACGCGACGACGAGATCGTCCGTCGCGATGACGTCAAAGTTGTTGCCGCCGTCGAACTGATCTGCCGCACTGTCGAATCCGATCGCATAGTCGCCGGTCTTGATGCCCGCGTTGCGATACGTCGGCGACGAGACTGCCGTGAGTGACGGGCTGCCGAACACCGGGGCCAGCGACCCGCTCGCCTCCTGCATCAGCCAGCCCGCGCCGGTCGTAAAGTTGCCGTAGCCGATGGCCGTTCCCGTCGTCACCGCCGTCGTCGGGAATCCCATGCTATTCTGGTTCAGCAGGTCTTGGAGCGTCGAGACCCAGCCGGAGACGCCGCCTGCGGTCGTGGCGTAATAGCTGGCCGCTGGCAGAGTAACAGTCGTCGCGGCCTTCGCAGTCGTCGTCACCGAGATCGAGGCGCCGCCGCTGGGGATCGTGAGCATCGACTCGATGCGGCCCTGATAAGTCACGCCCTACCGTCGTCGGCGCACGCGTGACGAGAGACGGTTACGCGTCGTCGCGTTCGCGGAGCGCGCGCTCGACGGCCTCGCGAGAGCGGGCCGCGCGCTGGCGAGGCGACGTCTCGTCGAAGCCCGAGCCGAGCATGACGATGATGGGGCGGGCGGAGTCGGAACCCGAGCCTCCGCCGCTTGCTCCGGACTTGGATTTCCTCTCCGCGTCCTTCTTGGCTTGCTCGTCGGCTTTGGCCTTATCAGCCGCAGCTTTGTCGGATGCTGCTGCTTGTGCCGATGTCCCGAGGGAGTTGGCTGCGACGCCTGCTGCCGCAGCTGCCGCGAAGTGCATCGCAGACGACTTGCCGTGCAAGGCGGCGCCCGCAAGATTTCCGTACGCCAGCTCGCCGAGTGCCCACGCACCCTCCTTGATACCGAGCACTAGCTCCTGCTTGCCGATGGCCAGGAGCGTGTCTGCGACCGCCCTCTTGAACGCCTTGCCCGAAAGGTCTGATCCGGTAACGATCGCCTCGTACTGAGACGCAAGCGCCTGCGTCACTCCATCGAATGCGGCGCGGTACGCGCTGAACTCCTCGATCGTGCCGAACGTGCTCTCAAGAAACGACTCACGCCCATCACGTGCAGCGTTTAGCCGGTCGTACCAACTCTTGGTTAGAGTCGCAGGGTCGATGCCGAGGACCTTTTTGAATAGCTCATCCTCAGTCGCAAATCCCTCGAACGTCTGACCCGCGACAGCACCCAGCGACGTAGACGCGACCCCTCCTGTCGCCTGCGGCGCTTCAATGGTCGCGCCGTTCAGGATTGCCTCGGCCTGCATCCGAGCCGCCGTAAGCGCGCGTGACTTGATCTCGCTGTCGCTGACGGTCCTGCCAAACCCCTTCTCCGTGCCCTTACCGGTCGCCTTGCCTCCGCTGGTTAGCGCGCCGAGAATACCGCCGGTCACGCCATAGGCGACCGCGAGCAACTTGGCCTGCTCCTTCTCGTTGTAAGCAACGAAGTCGCCGGCAAACTTATTCAGGATGCTGGCAGCCGTTGCACCGCCCGCCATGCCGCGGGCCGTATCAATGCGGCCCTGGAATTCGGCTTGCGCATCAGCGCCGCGTGATTCGTCGGTGGCGTATCCGATGCCGGTACGGTTGTCCTTCTTGAACCCCATCTTATTCTGAAGGACGTAACCGGTCACCCCTCCGGCCTCCTGAACATCCCGGTGGTCCTTGGCCAAGTCGGCGACGATACCGACTGCGCGAGCAAGGGCGTCGAGCAGGGGCGCCATCGACGCCACGAGCTGGCCAAGTGCCTGCTTCATCTTCTCGAAGCTCTCGCTCATCGTGACACCCATTTTCTGGATGCCCTCGCCGGCCGTCGCGGTGCCTGTCTGCACGCCGTTAGCCTTATCGGCCAGCGCGGACATCAGGTTATTGAACGTCTCAACCTCAGTCTTGCCCTGCTTGACCGCGAGTCCAAAGTCGTCAAGGCCCTCTGCCTTGGCCTTTACGAGAGCGTTCGTGATCTTGTTGGTGACTTCCTCCTGGTCGAATCCGGCGCGGGTGAGCGCGACCATGGCGCGCTGCGCCGTCTCCATCTGATCGGAGTTGAGCTTGATAATTCCGTTCTGCGTCTTGGCCGCGAATGAGAGTAGCTCGTGCTCGGTGCGTAGTCCCAGCGACGCCTCTTTGAGCTTGTCGATGCTGACGGCTCCGGCTGCCGCGCGCAGGCGAACGTCCTCGGCGTACGACTTCCATGCGTCTTTCGCAAAGTCGAGCGCCCTGCCGCCGAGTTCCATCGCCTGGTTGACGTTGGCGATGTTTTCTAGCCACTTGTCATACGTGGCGGTGCGCTTCTCGGCCGCATCGAGTTCGGCCTGCTGCTGCTCGGTGATCTCCTTCTTGAGCTTCTTAAGCTCTTTGATGTGATCCGAGGTGTCGGCCTTGTACTCGGTCAAAACCTTCTGAATTAGATCGAGCGCCATGGCTAACCGCCTCCCCCGCCATCCTTGGCGGGCGTCATGCGCCACTGGTCGAGCGCGTTGTATTCGCCGTCGAGAATGAGCACGCAGTCTAAAACATCGTCTTGCGGCGGGCCTCCGCACGCGGCAGTTACGTTGCCGTGCTTCCAGTGTAGTCGAATCTTCGCGATCTCGATGACCTCGGGCAGATTCGCCGTGTATCCGGCGCACGCGGTCAGATCAGGACCCTTGTATCCCGACGGCGGCTGCCACACAGAGAGGCGACCCTTGAGCCGCGGTAGGTAGCCGCAGCCTAGGTGTTGGCGCTGTAGAGCTGGCGTCGAGCTCATGCACTTCCCGCAATCTGCGATGGCGAGGTCGGCGCGCTGACTCATCTCGTTCACCCACGGACGGGCGCGTAGGCCCTCTAGGACAAAGGGCGCTCACCTGCCAGTCGGGCTAGGACGAGCAGTCCGATCTCGCTGACAATGAACGGATCCACCGCATCGAGATGCGCCACAACTGATAGCGGCGCCATGGTCCAGTTGCTCCAGGCCGGATCGGGCTGGCGCTCGATCCGGTCCCATCCGCTGATGCCGCGCAGCGCAAGGCGGAATAGCAGGGCGTAAACGACCAGTCGATCCAGCTTGCGCTCGCAGTCATCGGGGAGTGACGCTCGAGAATGAATCTCGCGCCATACCTCGGGATTCACCTGATCGAGCGTGAACCGCGTCGGCTGCTGGCCTTCGACCGTGACGGGACCCCACTGGCCCGTATCGCGAGCTGCGAGAATCTTCGCGGCCCATTCATCGACGTCCTTTGCGTGCTGGTCTCGCTGCTCTTGCGTCGCATCGCCGCCCAGGTCGGCAGGCGGGCGGATGATCGCGGGCTCGTGCTTGGACGTGGTGAAGGCGTCCCACGTGCGCTGAAGAGAGGGGGGCTTGATCACGTTGCTCCTTACGCGAACGCCAGCCGCATCGCCGACAGCGTGAGATCGCTCGTCGTGGTGCTGCCCGTGTAGGCCATCGCCTCAGTCGTCAGGCGATTAAGGTTCTGGTCGATCTTCTGGATCGCGACGTTGCTGATCGCGAGGTTCGGGAAGTACAGCGCGATGCGCGAACCAGCGCCCGTGCTCGACGTGTACAGCGCGTGCTTGCGCGTCGTGGCCGTGCCGTAGCCGGGCAGGACCGGAGTCGTGGTCGCCGCGTCCGCGTCCTCGGTCCAGGTCACTTTGATCGCATCCAGCGTGCGACGACAGCCGACGATCTTCTGGTACTGGTTCACGCCGCCGGGACCCATCAGGGTCTCCATGCCGAGCGTGTAGTCGACCTGGAACGATCGGTATGTGCGGGTCGCGCGCGTCGCGGTGCCGACATCATTCAAGAACAGCGAGCCCGCCGCGACAGCGCCCGGGTTGTTGGCCTCGGTCGAGACCGAGCTCGGAAACGTCGACGTAGAGTAGCGCCACCACGCGACGGCCCAGGTGATTTCGATCGTCGGCAGTTCGCCGGCGTTGAGGCCGCTGATGCTGACCGCCGTCGGGAAGCAGCCATGGCACTCGTACATCAGGTTGGCCGTCTGGAGCAGGAACCGGAGGCTCTGGACGGTCGTGCTCGTCGGCGACTCCGACGGGTAGATGTTGACCGCGCTGTAGAGAACGTCCGCATTGTTCGGCGATCCGCTGAGCGCAGTCAGGAGGTTCAGCGTCGTCGCGACGTGCGTGCTGATCGCAGCCGCCTGACCGTTGCCGCGCGCGTCACCGAGGGCACCGGCAAAGCAGATGCCGCCCGCCGAGAACGTGCCGGACGCCGTGGTGGTTCCAGCCGTCGCCGTGCCGCCCGTGAACGTCGTGCCCGACGACGCCGATGAGGCCGCGTTGCCGAATACGTAGCCGAGCAGTGTCTCGACGCCGGTCAGAGTCACCGCGCCCGAGGTCGTCGATCCATGGCCAGGCAGGTGTAGCTTGGTCTTGAACGACCCGCCCATCGTGCCGAGGATCCAAGCGCTGCCATCGTTGCGGTACTGGACGACGCGCTGAGAATCGACCTTCTCGTGGACGAGCCCGGACGCATCGATGGGCGCGGTGATAGGGAGTCGGAGCGTGGAGAACGTTGTCGTATCGACACCGAAGCTCGCTTCGATCTCATACGTAATCGCCCCAAGGGAGCCCGGGTTTGCCATGTCGCCACGGTCGGCGACAGCGACTCAGCGTGAGACGGTTAGGTTTAGTTCGGCACCGCGAGTGCGCAGTCGATGATCAGCAATGCATCACTAGGCTGATGATGGACGATGAGACTCGATCGATCGTCGCCACACTCGAGGAGCGACGCCGGACGCTCGGCGCGGAATATCCGCGCGCATCCAGTCGTGTCGATGTCGGCCTCGCTGGCGTACGTGCCTTCCTTGGCCTTGCACTCGCGTGGGGGCACGGACTGCTCGCTCGTCGACGTCGGCGCGATCGTGTCTGTTGTCGTCGTCGACGAGCTCGGCGCCATGAGCCCGGAGACGAGCGCAGCGACGACCGCAGCACCGCCGATGGTGGCTCCGCTGCGCACGTTCGGATCGTTCAGATCAATCGCCATGACTCAGTGCCCCCAGCATTGGTAGTTGAAATCGGGACAGTTGGCGGCGGTGCCGGCCATGTCGAAGCAAGAGAACACAGGCGCGGTCTTGCTCACCGTCGAGACCGTGATGGCGAATGCCGTCGCGCCTTCCGCCTGCGCGATGCAGTGGCTCGACGTGCCGTAGCCCGACGCGCCAAACGTCAGCGTCACCGACGTGAATGCGCCGATACCGGTGATCTCGCCGACGAAGTTTCCAGAGTCCGCCGCGAGCGTGCCGTGATTCACCGTCGGCGCGGTGGACTGCTTTGCGATCTGCTTACGCGTCGTGCTCGTGAATGCGCCGCCGCCGACGGAGAATGTGGTTTCCACTTCTGCCGCTGCCGCGAAGTCCGCGTCGAGCGTGTTCACAAAGACGAAGCTCGATTGACTGCCCAGGCCGTGATACTCGTCGCCGACGGATTGCCACGCGTAGTTCGTCTGCCCGCCGGAGGCCTGAAAGATTCCGGCGATGTTGGTCACGCTCGATGCTCCGGCGGATCTGGTCGCGCCCATCACCGACGCAAGTCCCGTGTTGGTGATCGCGCCTCCAGTGGTGTTCGTGGATCCTGAGTCGAGCAGGTGGGCCAGGTACGCTCCGGCGGTTCTCCCCGTCGTGGAGATGGTCGAGTCGATCGCGTAGCTCGACGATCCGGCGACGGCAGTGAGGCCCTGACGAAAGGTGGCGCTCCGGTCAAACACAGAGTCCTGGTGGCCAATCGGGATCCAACCTCCGGTGTCTCGCTGGTGCCAAAAGATCGCAGAGCCGTTGGGCGGCAGCACGATATCGTAGGTGTTGGCGCCGGATCCGATCTGAAACTGGTTGTTGGCCAGCGAGCCCGTCGTGGTTGCAAGCGTCACGTTGCCGGGTCCCATGTTGACCAGGATCTTCACTGGCCCGTTTCCGTCGGCGTACTGGCTGTTGTTGTACTTGAGCCCGGTGATCGTGACGGCCGTGGAGCTCGTCGTGCTGATCATGATGAGCGAGCGCGACGCCGACGCGATGTTCAGTCCGGCCTCGCACGTCGAGGTATTCAGCGGCCCCGCGACTCCGGCGCAGGCATCGTCAGGATCCCAGTTGTTTACCGTGCCGCTGATGGCTGCTGGATAGGACGCCGGGAAGATTCCGAGCTGTGCGATCTGCGTCGCGCCCTGTCGCCCGTTGCTGTCCGCGAATACCCATCGATTGACGGTCGGGTCGGACTGGTCGGGCTGGATATAGACGAGCGTTGCGCACTCGGACGGGCCGATCAGTTTTCGATCGACCGCCGTCTGCGCGGAGTTGCGCCCATATCCGGGCGTCCAGATTCGGTTGTTCGGCGCCGAGGTGGAGCCCTCGGCAGAGAACGCGATAACGCCGTCATCTTGCGGCGCGTTCGTGTTGCAGACGATGCGCGTGGTGCCGACGGCGAGCCCGCTACCGATCGCATCGATTCCGGTGATCAACGTGCCGTGGTCGTCTCCGGCCTGGACCTGGAGCACGGGCTTGGTCGCGAGGTCCGTCGGTGACCAGTTGTCGATCTTGCTTCCCGATGTGTTGGTGGGAAAGACGCCCTCTTGACCGATGGAGAACAGGAGACCGGACCACGCGCACGTTCCCCCGACCGGCGCGTCGCCACTGGAAGCGCCGCCCGTGAGAGTCGTCATGAACGAACCCGCCGAGCACGCGGGCGATGTCACGGTGACGCCCGTGATGTCGCCGGAACCGACCGTCTCGCAGACGACGCTGCCGTCAGATCCGACGGTGCGGATCGCGCTGCCGCTCGCGCAGCCCGGGGTGATTCGCTTTTGGATCGTCGACGTGTTGACGCCCAGCGCCGACCCGCTCGAGCCGGTACCGAGCAGCGTCCCGTCCTTGTTGAACGCGATACCCGGGCTCTGCGCGCTGGCCAGGGCAGCGAGCAGCACGGCGAACGAGACGAGCGAGATGGCGAGGATTCGTTTCATCATGGGGCGACCTGATAGACGACGAATACGAGCTGCTCTCCTGCACTCATCTGCGCCGCGGTGTAGACCGGGAATTGCGTCGTGGTTCTGCCTGCGGTCGGCAGGTTCACGATCGGGAAGTTGGAGATATTCTGCGGCGACCAGATCACCACGTAGTTCGAGTTGCTCATCGCGACGGGCAGCGAGACCGTGAACGATGTCCCCTCGGAGCCGGTTGCCGTGTACGTGACGATCGTTCCGTACGCGCCTGTGTTGCTCGGCGAGATCGGAGGGATGACGCCCGGAGTGCCGCTGTAGGAGCTGGATGCGGCGCGCTGATACTCGTAGTCCGCGTAGACGACGAGATAGTCAACGGGTCCGCCAGCCTCGCGAGACTTCACCGCGCCCAGCGGGGTGCAGTCGCAGGCAGATGCGAAGTTCGCGCGGCCGTAGATACCGACGGACTCGTTGATGAGCTTCCAGTCCTGATTGATGATGTCGTCGCGGTCCATCGCATTCGCCGCGCCGTAGCGATGCGTTGCTGGGTACGCGATGCGGATGGACAGGCGCATACGGACGCGCTCGATTAGCGTGTCGCTGACCAGCGGCATCTCGTCGTCGCCCGTCTCACGAACCTGAAAGCGGCGGAATGAACCCGACGCGTTCTTCTCGGCCCACGCGTCGAAGTCCGCGCCGAGCTCGTTGCGGTGGCGCTTGAATCGGTCGGCCGTGAGCGACGTCGGTGTGAGGGACTCGATCAGCGAGTACACACGGTCGCGGATTGCTTCGGCGGTGGCGAGGGCCACTTACTTGCTCCACGCTGGCAGGGCGATACGCGGCTCGGCTGATCCGCTCGTCCCGGTGTCCATGCGATGCGGTGAAGCTGCGGCGAAGTGCTGCTCCAGGAACCGATTGAAGTTCCCCTGCGTGACCTCGATGTACAACGCCAGCGAGTCGTAGCCACCTGGGCGCCAGCCGCCGACGGCCAAGATATTCAGCGCCGCGAGGATAGTTAACTCGTCGGTGATCTGCGCGTCGCGGAGTGCGTCCGTGTCGATCTTGAGTGCCGCGAGCCGGGCCTGGACCATGCGCCAAGCCGCATCCACGAGCGGACGCCCCTGCTCTACCGCGTACTGCGGAGGCAGCGAGTCCAGCAGACCGGGCGCGCGCGCGTCGATGTCGTCGATATCGACGCCGTTGGTGACGGCGGAGCGGACGAGATCGAAATAGGAATACTCGACGAGCGTGGCGCTGCCGACCACGATTTCCCAGCGCACCCGATAGCCGGGGTTCTGGTCCGCCTGGCTGTTGATGTTGCTGGCATCGGCAGCCCACGTGTTGCTGACCGACGCGGTGATCGTCGTGCCTACGAACGTTGCCGCGGTCGTGTAGTCATTCTTGAGCGGGTGCCGCGCGATGACGTAGCCCGTGCCGACCTCGACGGGCGAGATCCACTCCTGTCGCGAGCCCTCACTGATGAGGTACTTGCGCGACGTGGAGATGCCCGTGGAGGTGACGTAGATCTTGTTTGGGTTGGACTGAGACGGGCCCGACGCGGAGGTCAACGTCTGCGTGACGCTCTCGACCGTTGCCGTGCCGGAGAACTCGGCGGTAACGTCGTCGGAGTCGAAGTCGTTAAAGACCTCGAACGTGGCCGACGTGGGCCGACCGGCGCGGACGAGATACTCGAGCGTCTGCGAGGTGACGCCGTAGACGATGGATGCGGTGGTTCTCATGGCACCACCACGCGGATCGGCTCGGGCGCATCCTTGCGCCAATCACCAAACGGCTGATTGCTGGACTCGAGCAGTTCGTATAGGTCCTGCTGATAGATCCGCTCGTACAGGTCAGCCTCGTCGGGTCGATTCGACGTCGCCGCCTCGTGGCTCTTGATCTTGAAGTAGAACGCGGCGAGCGCCTTGGTCCGCCACGATGGCGTTCCGAACGGGCCGGAGTCCTGCTTGGACAGCAGCAGTTGGACGCGAGGCATCGCGTGGGCAAGCACGTTGCGCTCGAAGTCCGTGGCGGTCCGATACATCGGCGTGACGTCGGGCGCCTTGTCGACGACGTACGAGTGCCCGTTCAACTCGCGCTTGTACGAGACGAACTCGGGCGGCGGTGGCTGCTCGACGGGCGCGACCGGCTTCTCGATCGCGCGCTGCTTGTCGAGCTCGCGCAACGCCTCAGCCGCCAGCGCCTCGTTCCGGGACGCGTGAACCTCGCCGGCAAAGCGCCGCTCGTGGGCGGCCATGTCGGCTTCGATCGCGTCCCTCGTGTCGAGGTCGGCCACGCTAGTCTTCCTTGCCGTCGCGGAGCGCCTGCTTACGGTTGCCGCCGGGCTGGCCGCCGACCGCGTGGCGAGCGATGGCCGCGCCGACGCCCTCCACGATGCTGTTGGTCATCTTGGTGTATCGCTCGGCTTCCTTGTTCGCCATCAGCTCGGCCTCGGCGTCGTAGACCTCCCTGACGCGCGCCTTGCGAGCCTCGGACAGCGCCATGATGTGCTCGCAACCCTCGGGCTTGCCGCCGCAGTCCTGGCCACCGGGGACGAACGGGCCGCCCGTGATGTGCGCGTACTTGGTCGAGTACGGGCACAGCCACGCGGGGATACAGCCCAGGCTCACGAGCTCGGTTACCGTTTCGGTCTCATAGGCAGTCGCTTCGGCCTGCATCGAGAACACCGATCCGGTGCGGAGCGGCACCTTGTTGATACCGCCGTCGAGCATGAGGAACGGACGCCAGTACGTCGTCGGGACCGTCTCCTCGATGGGGAATCCGCGCGAGTCGCGTCCCACGACGCGGGTCGGCGAGACCGACGCCTTGGTGAGCTCGTAGGTGGCCGTCGGCGCCCCCGTCGAGTTCTTGGGGGTCAGGTTTTCGACGACGAACGGAGATTGATTACTCATCGTTGCGTGAGGCAGGGATCGAACCTGCGACCTCGTGGTTATGAGCCACGCGAGCTACCACTGCTCCACTCCGCAATAGGGGCTGGCCCGCCGCGCCGTAGCGCGGTCGAGTCAGACGCCGTGCAACGGGGACAGGGTGCAAACACCGTCGGAAGCGCCGACGCGGAGCACCGCGACCTTGTCCAGATCGACCGTGCAGATGATCAGCAGTTCGCGACCCGCACCGACAAAGTGCGATCCGGCTGCCGCCGATGCCGTCGGGCTGGACCCGACCGCGACCCACGTGTCGATGCTGGGAACGAATCGATACGCCATTCCCGCCGACATCGCGGTGAGCTGCTGCGATGCAGCGGTCACCGTGTTGTAGACGGAGTTCGCGCTACGGCTGCTGATCATCGGCATTAGAGCGTGACCTCATCCCACTCGAGCGTGACGATGAGCGACCCAACGCCCGCCGCGCCCATGAGCACGACGTTGCGGATGATGAAGCCCTCGTCCTGACCGAACTCCCACGCCGAGCGGACAGCACCGTCGCCGTCATCGCGCGCGTCGAGGAGAGTCGCCGAGATCTGCGCACCGACCGCGCCCATCCACTTCTGGGTCTGGTTGAGCGGGTTGGCGTGCAGCGTGTGCGTACCGGCCGTGAGCGCACCGGTCGTGCCCATGCGGACGCATCCAGCGGTGAGACACGAGGTCGCGTCGTTAGTGCGGATCTTCTGCGAGTTGGCGAGGGTCGAGCCCACGTCGATCGCCGTTCCGCCAGAGTGAGACGCGGTGTAGCCGGTCGCAGAGATCACGTCGAGGCCCATCGCCTGCGCACCCGTGAATGCGGTCGTCAGGTTGAAGTCGACCGCGAGATAGCGGAGCAGCACCTTCTTCGCCGTATCCGGGTTGCGGAACGAGAAGAGATGGCCCGCCGTGGTGGTGCCAGCGGCGACCGTGGTGAGTGCGCCGGAGACCACGGAGAGACGACGCTCTCCGTGAAGCCTCGAGACGCGACCTTCCTGGCCTGCCGCGCGAGAACGAACGCCTTGAGTAAGCATGTTCGTGTGTTCCTTTCTTCCTGGTCCTTACGGACTAGGCGTTCACCGAGCGGATGCTCGTCGAGAAGTTGTTCGCGATGATTCCGAAGCCGACGCGAGCGAACGATGCCCAGCGACGCGAGTCGTTGAGGATGTTCGTCTCCGTCAGGCTCGACGGCGCGCGCTTGATCACGTACGCAAACGCGGCGTACTCGGGATCGAGCGACCAGATCGCGCCGAGGCGGTCACCAGTCGAGGTCGGGTTGAGACCCGACGCCCAGATCTCGGTTCCCATGAAGTATCCGCCGAACTGTCCACCGACGCCGTTGGGCGAGTAGAACGCCGACCACGCGGTGCTCGTCGACGCGACCTGCGCCTGCTGGAACTGTTTGAGCTGCTTGTCGTGGAGCGAGATGACCTGCTGACCGCGGGCCTTGTTCTCACGCTGCGACGCGACCGCCGCAACCATCGTCGGGATGCTGAGGGCCTGACCCGAGGGGCCGACCGGGGCCGTGATGGACGAGAACAGCGCACACGCCGTGGTGTCGTAATACTCGCCGTAGAGCTTGGCCGCGTCCATGACGTAGCCAGTCACGTACAGCGCGCGACCCACGAGCGAATCCTCAGACGCGGTCGTGGTGAGCTCGCGAGCGAGACCGACGCGCGAGACCTGGACGGTCGCCGACGTGGTCGTGAGCTCCGTACCCGCGATGGCGGTGACTTCCGAGCCGGGCGCCGCGGGGACGCTCGCCGACTTCACCATGCGCGGGAAACGCGCGGTGTCCGTCAGCTCGTTGCTGATGTTCTTCACGCGGAAGAACGGAGCGATGTTGCACTCGTCGTACTGGTACGCGAGGACGCCTTCGTCGATGATCGACGCGTAGATCGTGCCGGAAAGAGAGCTTGATTGAGTTTCGCCAGCCATTGGAGTTACCTCTGCGACGGCGGCTTCGGACGCTGCGGGATGCCGGCCATCTGGCTGCCGATCGTGTTGAACTGCTCCAGTGCCTGACGAACCCCGGTCGGCCCGATGTCCTTCAGCTGCTGCGGAGTCAGCGAAAACAGATCAACAATCCCGTTCTGCGTCGGTAGGCTGTGGCCTGACGGTGCAGCGGGTGCCATGGCCGGAGGCTTCGGAGCTTCCGTGGGCGTAGTCGCGGTGGGTGCGGCAACAGGTGCCGCAGGGGTGGGTGCCTTCGCGAGTCCCATGTCGGCCAAGAAGGCGTCCGCCTCGCTGGCGAAAGATTCAGCGCCGACGCCCGCCAGTGCCTTCTTGAGGCGACCGGTCTGGACATCGGACAGATTGAACTTCGCAGCGCGCGATGCGACCACTCGCTCGCGCTCGAGCATGGCCTCGACGTCCGTGGCCGACAGGCCCGACGATGCGGGCGCGGTCGGAGTGGACGCGGGGGCAGGCTCGGAGGCCTCCTGCTTGAACACACCGGCCTTACGCAACGCCGCGTGCGTTGCGTTCTGGCTCGCCTTGATCTTCTCGTCGACCACGCCAGACAGGCGCGCGACGAGTGTGTCGAGGTCGAGTGCAGGCGCCGGGGTATTCGCGGTCGGCGCAGCAGGTGCAGCCGCAGCCGCCGGAGCACCATTGCCCGGCGAGCTATCGGCCTCGTTCATGAGAATTCGTGAGAGACGTGTGAGCATGTTCCGCTTCTCGCCGTAGCCGGCGTGGCAGCCCCGATACGAGGGCCAGTCCGTGCGAGCGAGAATCGGAGACTGCTAACGATGCAGAGAACGTTAGGAATCAACGACGTCCGCGAGGACGAAGCGAATGCACACCTGGGATCTCAAGGCGTTCATCGCCGTCGTCCGGTCGCATGCGCCACGGCGTCGACGGTGGCTGCGGAACGAACGCTCCGTCATTGAACGCGACGATCGCAACCGGCTGTGTGGGCCACGGTCGCGGCGCTTGCCACGAGTCGTCATCCGCAACAAACGACCCAGACGCAACCTGAACCAGATCGCCGTCATCGGTCGGCAGGAACGCAGCACGCGTGGCCGTCGCCCACGGCGCCGGGATGCGCCAGTCGCTCTCGTCAACCGAGAGCACCGGCAGGTCGTCGTCGCTTATCGTGAGTGCAAGTCGGAACGTCTGCGGGGCCCACGGAACGGGCTGCGACCAGAAGTCCTCGTCCTGGATAAGCGACGCCGTGACGGGCAAGTCGTCATCAGCCGACGCGGCGAGCGGCGAACGGGCCTGCTGCCACGATGCGGGCTGCGCCCAATAGTCCTCGTCGATAATGGTGACGGCAGCCGTGATCGGCAGGTCGTCATCGGCGACGAACGCACGCGCCAGCCACGACTGTTGCTGCGAGCTCGGCCGATACTCGGACTCCTCGGGTACGCCGAACAGCGAGCCGGCCGGATCGTCCGTGTCCGCAAACGGGCGTCCTACGTAGTTGGGCCCGAACTGTGGTGCCGGGACCGTCTGCCAATAGTCCTCATCCGGTTGACCTGAGAGTGAACCGGCGGGGATTTCCTCATCGCCGAGCCGACAGGGCGGAACAGACCGCGGCAGGCACAGCGCGTAGGTCTGTGCCGATTGCGGCGTGGTCTGCCAGCCTGTGTCCTCGTCGACGACCGACGGCGGCTGCGGAGCTGGAAAGTCCTCGCGGTCCGTGACGAGCAGCGACGCAGCAAGCGCCGCCGTTGCGCTGATCGCAGCAGCCCCCCACCGTGCTGGACCCAGCACGGTCGACTCGAGCGCGGCCTCGTCATTCTCATTAAGAGGCCGCGCGTCGAGATTGAGGAGCCACTGAATCAGCGGCATGACCTACCGCGGGTTAGGTCTTGTACTTCAGCTGCACTTCATGCCAGCGGATGAAGTAACGAATCTGCGAGGCAGTCGCGACGCTCTTGGCCGCTGCGATACTGAACTGACCGCCGGGCTGCACCAGATACAGGCCGTTGACGTTGGCCTCATGTACACGCCAGACCGCACCGGCAAATGCCGTTGCTCCGGGTGCGCTCGGACCGTGCGGCTGCCAGCCGTTGTCGACGACGGTTCCGCCTGCGACCGTACGAGCGCGACCGCCGTACGACTTTCCGACCATGCTCGATCGAGTAAGACCCGCATCGGTTGGCGCGGCCACGGAGCCGATCGTGCCGTTCATCGCGAACAGTGCCAGTGAGTTTTGCTGCGTCGCGTCCGTCACGATCTCAACGCAGCCGAACGAGTCGATCGCGTATACCTTACCGTTGCTCGGCTCGTTGTTGTACAGCGAGTGTCCTGCCGTCGTGGTCGGGACAGCGGTAAGCGCGGCGGTCGCGGCGCTGATGATGCCCCACGAGTCGCCGAGTCGCACGAGCTCGGTGAGCGCGGGCAGCGACTGCGCGACGGCAAGATCGCCGCGCGTGTTGATGATGAGCTGTTCGTCCTCGCGGTTCTCTGGATAGTCACCCGCAAACATTCCTCGAACGCGACCAGCAATTTTGAGCAGCATGGAGTCTCCTAGGTGAGCGCAGATTCGAGAAGAAAGCGGATGGCGTGGATGTCGTCCGCGATCTGTGTGAGCGCTTCAGCGATTTCGTTGTCGGCGGTCTTGAGCGGCAACCCGCCGCCGCCGAGCAGATTTCCGTCATCGTCACCGAGCACGACGCGCGGGCGCTTAGCAATCGTGACGCCGTCTGACTGATAGACGGACGACTCGTCCATCACGTCGCCGCCGGATCCGGCGTTGAGCGTCGTGGTCGTGTCCGATGGCTTAGCTTCGCTCATCGATCACTCGCAAATCTCGCCAGACCATTCGTAGTTCAGGCTGATCGTGCCGGACACGTTCAGGATGTCCTGACTGTGCGTGGTCGTGTCGACGACCTCGACGCTATCCGGGTTCGGCGCGACCCAACCGCCGGGGCCCGCCGCGCCGCAACCGAACACGAGGCGGTTGGTGCGACCCGTGACAGACGTGGTACCGGCGCTCTTGACCGTGGACTTCGCGGCCTGCATGCCCGAGTCCTTGGGAGACGGGGTGACCGTGGTTCCGGCGGTGCTGGCCGTGGTGAAGCGAACCAGGCGGAAAGCGATGCCGCTGATCGCGGTAAGACCCGCGCCCTTGCCGATCACGTAAAACGACTGAAGTCCGCACGACCGGTTGCTCGCGGGGCTCATAAAGCATGTGTTGGACTCGGTGTTGGCCGATCCGTTCGTCGCCGAGTTGCCGGCCGTTCCAAGAGAGATGCTGTAGACCATCGGCATATTCACTGTCTCCGTTCATTGGCGAGCTTCGACAGCATCGAATCGCCGTTCTTGAGTTCCTCGACGACCTCGTGGGCCATCAGTTCACGTCCGTACTCTTCGAGCTGTGCGTCTTTGACCTTCTGCCAAAACACTTCGTCCGGGACCATCATCGTCCCGGCGAGCGGCGCCCATGACTCCGCGCATGGAACGCAGAGGTAGAAGGCGAAGTCCTTGGCCGCCTCGGGAACCCATCCGCCGTCGCAGCCGCAGTTGGCGCAGTAGATCGGGACCCATGGCTCACCGCCGCGCATGACGATGTTGCGCGTCTCGCGCGGGACGCTGTTGGGCAGCAGATCCATCCGGGCAACCGTGCGTCAGTTCTCGCTCACGGCGAGATGGTTAGGCGGTTCTGGCGGGTCCTCTGATGGCGGGTCTTTCGGCTTCTCCTTCTCGCCGAAGATCGCATCCCAGTTGTCTACGAACTGCTTGCTGTTCGCGGGCGAGGAGAACTTCTTGTCGAGGTATTTCACGGCTGGCTTCCGCTCGGAGGACCCGACTGCTTCGCTGCCCACACACCAGCATATTCGTCGCCACCGTCGACCGGCTCGAGATCGAGCCAGATCGTGCGGACTTCGTTCACCGTGACGAATGGAAGGTGATACATGTACAGGTTTGGCTTCTCACCCTTCGCCGATGCGCCGGGTGCCTTCGGGGCATCCTTCGATATCGGACTGCCGGCGGTGAGCGCCTCAGCTTCGCGAATCAGCGCAACTGGGTCGATACCGCGTTTCTTTGCCTCCGCTTCAAGCAGCGCACGCTGTGAATCGTTAATCGGCATTCAGGATCTCCTTCGCGATGTTGCGCAGTGATGTTGCCTGCGTGTCTCCGCCAGGGTCGTGCGGTGTGCTCTTGGGCGCGTTGTCGGCGCCGTTCTGCTGCGGTGACTGACCCGGATCTCCGCCGTCGCCACCGCTCGGGACATTGAGCGCCCGCACCCACTGCACCAGCGCAGCGAAGTCCGCCAGATTTGACTTGAGCAGCATCACCGCGCGCTCACGATCGAGGTCGGGGTCCTTGCGCATGAGGTATGCGACCGGGCTGTCGAGCCCCTTGCGCATCTTCTCGTCGAGCAGCGAGACTTCCTCGGCCGCGTCCTGCGGGATGGCCTGCTCCGAGAAGTCGATGCGCATCCCATCTGGAGAGAAGCCCATCAGCTCGACCACGAGCGCCTCGTGCGCTGCGGCGCGCATCCGCTGTTCGGTGCGGAGTTCGGTGAGCTTCTCGCGACGGACCTGATACGACTTGCCGCTGCCCGACTCGCTGCCGAGGTCCTGCATGAACATCTGGTAGTCGAGGCCGTACGACGCGCCGACCGAAGCGATCTTGTCTTTCTTGACCGCGAGGTAGTGGTCCGGATCGGTCTTCATCGACAGCATCGACGCGACGACCTCGGGCGGCAGCAGCAGGGGACGCTCGCCGTCCATAACCTGCCCGCTCGCGAGAAATGCCAGGTTGCCCTGGAGCACGGGCTGATTCTCGCCCTGGCTCTTGGACAGGCGCATGATCATCACGTTCAGTAGCGCCACGCCCAGGTGCGCGCTCTTGATATCCTCGCCGTACGAGGCGTCCAGGATGCACGTCGTCGGCTCGCGACGGTGGAACAGAACGCCCGGGATACGCCCGAGGCCGTGCGGCATGGGCTGACCGGGCCTTCCGTTCTCGTCGACGATCTTGCCGTACGCGTTGATCAGATAGCGGAACTCGTCGTCCCACAGCTCGAAGTTCGGAAGCGACTTGGCCTGGTCCGCCATCCACCCATCGTGCGGCACGGCGTCGAATAGATAGCCAGCCGGGACGAGCCGGTTGCGCGGATCGGGAATCGCATCGAACGCATCTGGCGTGATGATACGTAGCGCGTTCTTATCGTCGACACCCTTGAACTGCCAGATCAGAACCTCGTTGCAGAGGTTGGTCAGGCGGTGCGCCTCCTGGTGAACGAAGTGCAGCGAGACGCGCTTTTCCTCGGCGTGGAACTCGGCGTCGCGGTCGGCGAGGATGCGCAGGGCTGGGCGGTCGTACAGGCTCGCCACCTCGTTCACGATGCGGCGCGAGACGTTCTGCTCGAGCGCAACCGCGACGTACGGCTTGAGCGTGTCGCACATCTGCGGGGTCGTGTAGATGCGATCGATCACCGAGTGGACCGCGCGCTCCGCGTTGTCGCGGTACAGGTCGAGCCGATCGCGAATGGCCTGCCGACGGATGCGGTGAGGGTTCTGAAACTCCGTGCCCTGGATGAGCCCGTGCGACTTGAACAGCCACGCTACGAGCGCCTCGTGGTCCATTCGATAGAGCGTCGTCAGTGCCGTCATGTCGGTCTGCCTTTCACGGCCCGGAGCGCCGTGTCGATCGTCTGCTGAGTCAACGCCTCCTGCTCGAACATCCACAGCGCGTAGGCCGTGGCCACAGGGGCGTGCGTCTGGTCGTCCTCGTTCTTGGTCTGACTACCCTCGGGGTCGTCGTCGCCGGGTCTTTTACGCAGCGCCTCGAACGACTCCACGAGGCGAGGCGCGACGGGCTTGCCGTAGTCGTCTTGCGCTACGACGAGACGAGGGACGCCCGCCTGCGCCGCGGTGCCCGACAAGAGGCGGTTCATCATCTCGACGCGCGCGGTGCGCTTGATGCGGCCGGTCTGTGCGGCCGGTGAAAACGCGTCGATGCCGCCGCGCTGGAATGCCATGTAGACGGACTGGTAATCGGTCTGGCCCTGACCCTTGCCGTGCGGGTCAATGAAGGCCATCGCGAGCGGGCCGCCGATCGTCGGGTGGTCGACGTAGAAGTGCTCGCGCAGGTACGCCTTGAGCTGCGCCACGTGGTCGTGTGCGGTCGTCTGCTTGGTTTGCAGTTCTCCGACGACTATCCAGGTCGGGACGTCGCCGAACATCACCAGCGAGAGGACCTCGGTCGTGTTGTAGATGACGCCGGGGTCGTGGCCGAGCAGCAGGCCGAACGACCGGCGAGGGTGGAGATAGGACTGGTATCCAGCCAGGACCGCGTGCGTGACGTCGCGGGCGATCTGCGGGCGGTTGACAAGGTTTCGCGAGCGGAGCCAACCGTAATACACGGCGAGCTCGGGCGGCATATCGACGGCCTCGACGTATCGCTGGTAGTCCCGCAGCGACATCGTTTGCTTCATCGTGTTCCAGTGCTCGGGGTCGACGAACGGCGAGCGCGGACCCATGAGCGTTTTCGTGGTCCACTTGCTCGACTTCTCGATCGCGCCCTTGAGGTCGCGCCACTCCGTCGCGTCCTTGGCGGTCGCGGTCGCGAGGCGTTTGGCCTTGCCGTTTCGCTTGGCGCGGAGCCGGGCCTGAATGTCGGTGAACTCGGGGCATTGATCTTGTAGCTCGTCGCCGAGCCAGAACGTCCACGAAAAACCTTGGAGTCGTGAGCCCTGCGATGCGGACTGTCGATGCGTCGAAACCCCGCGAATGCGGAATCCGTCGCACATCGTGATGACCTTTGTCTCCGTGTTGTAGCGGCGCCACTCCGTGGGCCACTTCGCCAAGATCTCGTTGGTAACGACGGACAGGCGCGTCTCGGTTGGCGCCGTAATCCCGCCCTCCTGCGCGGGCGGGATGACTGCGCGGTCTCCGCGCTGAGCCGCAACGGCGCGAGCCGAATCGGCTGCGTCAGCACGGTCGATCATCTCCTCAAGCCAGCGGACGTAGAGCCACATCACGCCTGCGGTGGTCTTGCCGGCGCCCATACCGCCGAGCGCGAGCTGGCCGATGGGCATCTCGTCGCCATGGAGGATGAGCGGCTCTTGGTCCTCCGAGCAGTACCAGACCTGCGGAGAAGTCGACGGTGCGCCTGTGAATCGCGGTGGGGTCGCCTTCGTGTCGATGATGCCGCCGAGCTCGTGCGTGCGGACGATGACCATCGGGCGCAGGCCCTCGATGAGAACGCGCCCCTTGGGGTCGGCGCGAACTACGTGCAGCGTAACGCCCGTGTCGACGTAACGAGTCGTCTGCTCGTTGTCGGCCTCGACGGCGCGGAGGATCTGCTTGCGCCGGTATGCCGTGTTCGAGATCACGAGGACGACCGCCGCGACGACGAGAAGCCGAGCAATCAACTGCCGCCCCGGCGCTTTTGGTCCTGCTCGAAGACCCACTGCTCGTGCTCGATCTCGAGCAGCTTCAGTTCGATCAGGTCGGCGCGACCCGCCCACTTGCCGGCCTCGGCGGACCACTTCACGGCGACCTGTGGATCGTCAATCTTGCTGGCCATTGACTGCCCCCAGCACTCGAACTGATTCGCGCGGTACTCAGCGGCACGGACGCGAGCGACGGATGTGTCGGCCTTGGGGCTCTCGTTGCCTCGCACGGCGGCAGCATCCACACGACACCGCGGGCACTGGCCCACGCGCGGATAGTCGACGTCGTGCGTGTCGCAATGTCGGGTTGCCACTGAGGACACGATCTGAACGTCGCGAGCGAGGCGAGATGATTAGGGCGTAACGGTCTCTACTCGACGGTTGTGCGTCTGACGCTCAGCCATGGCCAGCGAGAACGTCATCATCCTCGGCGGCGGACTCGAGCAGCGGACGAACGCCAAAGGCAAGAGCCGCTTTACCATCGCGATCAAAGCCGAGCCGCTCGTCGTGAACCTTGACCCCAAGGCGCTCGGAGCTCCAGTCGCGCAGGCCATTGCGTTTCACCTCAAGGAGCGCGTCAAGGGCATCTCCGCGACCGCGAGCGAGGCGACGATCAAGGCGCGTGAGGTTGCGCGGCGGGCGTTCGCCGCGGGGAAGCCGTGGGCGATGAAACGCTACGCGGGCGGCAAGATGGGCGCGAGGTTGCCGGGGCAGAGCGACAAGTTGTTCAACGACTCGGGACGATTCGGCGAGAGCATCGCAGTCGGCGCGACGAAGGACGCGTTTCGGATCAACGTCGCGGCGAACCGACTCAGCGGTGACGCGCGGATGGTCGAGCGCATCTGGGGCAAGCTGCTCGAGCTCGTCCCGGAGTTTGCCGACATGGGGAAACTCATGGCGAGTTCGGATATCGTGAGCGCGCGCGTGAAGGCGCAGCAGAAGATGATCCAAAAGGCGCCGAACCAGGCAGCTGCGAGTGCGCTGAGTCGAACCGTCGAGCTCGCGAACGCGGTGCTCGATACGCTCGAGACCGCGTCGCGGTTGTTCAGCGCCGGGTGAAGTGGTCAGACCGGAAGTTGCTATGACATCCGCGTCCCGACGCGACGCGTCGCGGTTTGGTCAGACCAATTGCGCGTAAGTTTCGGAGGTTTTTCAAGAGTTTGCGAAAACCCTCGCAGGGTCGCG